GGTATAAGTTCTTTAAAAGTAGTGGGAAATCGTACTTTGATAACCAGGAAGATATCGCTTTAGCTTGCTCCTCCACACGTAAGACTGTAGCTGGAACTATTAAGCTGTTGGAAGCGTGTGGTTGTCTATCTATAACAAGCAAGAAGACCTTCCAACATCGAAGCAATTCTTATGTGTTCGTTGGTGAAATAGACCTTGCAGTGATAAAGAAAGATGTGATAGAGTGGCAACACACCACAAACTTCATCGAGAGTTGTAAGCTTGAAGTACCAAAGAAACCTGTTGTAAACAAGCCTAAATTTACTCCTAAACCAACACCGATTGTTCCTGACTGGGACGAATCGGATTTACCATTTTAGAGACAACAAAAAGCCCTCCAGAACAATACCAATTGCTGATATTCTATGGAGGGCATTCTAAATATTCTTATTTTGTACAACGTATTATTCTATGAATTTACACTCTGTCCTTTAGCGCTTATTGATAAGATCAAGCCTTTGTACAAGATCATTTCTCAATGTCTGCAAGCTCTCTTTCATATCGTTCTTCAAGGCATCATTATTTTGAGCAATTGCTTGAATAGCTGATTTAAGTTCTTCCCTGCTGGCCTTCCCATCATTAAGTCTTGAGATTGCTCTTTGGTTAGATTTAATCATAGCATCAAGCGTCTTAATCTGTGCTTGTGTATAAGCCCTGTCTGTTTGATACATATAGCAGACTAAGGCTAACAATAGCAATGCAGCTTTGCTACCCCATTTCTCAATTAAGCTTTGCAGCTTCCCATTCTCATTCTTGTTTGGTTCTGTACTCAAGGGAAGCTCCTTGTTCCGTATAATTGTTTTTCAACCCTTCAATAAGAGACTTATGTGCTCTTAGACAAGAGCGTGTTTTAACATAAGCGTAAGCTAATGTCCTCACTGTATCTCCAGCAGCTTGTTCAGAGCACTCAATAGTAAGCAATTCAATTGGTATATATTGCTTGACGTATTTAGTTTCTTTAACAACTACTGGATTATTGGAGCAGCCTGAGAAGATCAGGACTGAGCTTACCATCAATATCAACATACTCAGCTTTTTCATCTTTAGCTCCAATACTTTGTTCTGTATCAGGCTTTGCTGTAACAAGCATAGGAGGGAGAGATAGAATACCCTCTCCTAATATCTCTCCATAGCATAAATCCTGATAGATAGTTTTAGTGATTTCAATGTATTCTTTTGGACGTTCTCTAAGCTCAATTGTCATATCATCGACAGTCTCATTTAGGGAATCATAGTTCTCATTTAGGGACTGAAGCTCTTTCTCAAGCTTTACATTCTTTTGATTAGCTGAGTGCATTAGGTAGACAGAGCCAGCGAGAAGGGATGATAAGACAATGCAAGCAATTAGGAGAGGGCTAGATAAATCAATGCCCAGCTTAGACAGTAGAGTCTTGATCATCTTCTTTCTCCTTCTTAACTAGCTCCTCTTGTTTGATAAACTTACTTGTTGCAGCAGCTACGTTCAAAAGAAACATCGACCATCCATATACTTCAATAGATAATACAGGTTGAAGTAGCCCCATGAACGGGAGTACAATATTAGCTGCTGTTAGAACAATAGATGCAATGTTAAGCCAGAAAGAATAAGTGAAGAATTGTTTACGCCAGTTGGAGACAAGCTTTAGTTGTTTCTTACATTTTTCTCTTTTCATTTTAGTTTCCTAAAAACAGGGCACGTTCAGCCTCCCTACGTCTGACAAGCCCTTTAACGATTTTTCCTCCAGCACGATTCCATCGTAGAATTTGGTCAGCAGCACCTTGATAGTCTTTTGCATTAAGCTTCTTCAAAAGTGTGCTTGAGCCAAGGTTTCCACACCCAAGATTGAATGCAAAAGATACAAGAGCGTCAAATTGGTTTTGTGTAAGCTCTACTTTCACAAGTTTATTTACACATTGTTCAAAGCGAAGGACATCTTCTCTCAGAAGTGCCTCAGCTCTCTCTTGAGAAATAACCATTCCTTCTTTCACATGTGCACCTGTTGATCCGTAACCCACAGTCCACACACCAACAATGTCTTTATAAGCTGTTAGGCGACACCCTTCAAACTCTTTAATAAGTGACAGCCCTTTATCTGAGATTTTCATACTACACCTTGCCGTATCATTAGGGTTGAGAATCTGGGCATAAAAACATACTCCATGTCGTTTGACAGGAAATATAACTCTCCAGCCGCCATTTCGATGGAATTGTTCTGCCTTTGACGGAAAAAGGAGCGACAAACTTCACCACGGTCTCCGCTACTTGATGAGCCGTAACAATCCTGAGTCATTGAAACTGAAAAGTTCCCGGTTTCGGGAATTGAATATGTTTTTATTACGGCTTTATTAGCCCATATTAGTCCGGGAATGCCGCTATAATCTTGATAGAACGGGGCTTGATCGACCAACCATCTTGCAACCCTCATGTGAATATCATTACTGTAGAAAGCAGATTCACCAGAGGTCGTGAACACTTGGAAACCAAACCCCGCGTCTGTGCCGTCTGGGACATCATAGATATCTACAACGGGCGCAGTGTGCTGTCCTGGTGGAGCCGCTGTTGCAGAGATTATAGAGAAAGTAGCACCAGCAGGAGGTGCGGGGAAGGCGGAATTAAACAGTCGTCCACCCATAAAATCCATCCAGACCCATTGATTACTCGTTAATCTAACAGCTGCGCGGGCATATTTTGTAAAATTTGTAGAGGTAGTGTGCCATTGCCACCTAAATAATTCTGGGGTAAAGTTTGGCTCCTCGTAAATAGTAGGCCCGTATCCAACACCACCTGTAGGCGACACAGGTGGTGCAGTTGTTCTTGTCAAAGTTACGGACTGCTTTAAAACCAAACCTCTGTAATCGGAATCTATTTGAGTAAAGCCTAAATCATCTATTATTTGAATACCAGCAGTCACCGGGTACATTCTCCAATTATAACTTCTCTGGGGAAATCGCCAGCAGGTATGGGTGCATCCCAGACAAGACTATTTCCTGAAACATACAGCTGAGGCCACTCCCCTCCCGTATTACCAAAATTATTAGATGCCCAAAAAGCTAACTTAGTAGCCCCTGTACCCCCGAATGGAATAGGCATAGAGCCTGTCCGGGTACTAATCATCATTGACCCTAATATCCTACTGACCCCATAACTTGAATCAAAAGTAACTTGCCCAGCGGAATTAAAAATTTGTAACCCTTGTGGCATATTATTCTCTCCTATAAATAAAGACTTCCTTGTCTTTTAAATGTTAAGTTGTATAGAAATCAGGATCAACCTCTAAGGTTTCTCGGTTGATGTGTTTGTAAGATTTTCCTGAAGAAATGTCGTTAACTACATAAATAGTTTTTCCAATCATCTCGGCTATGACTCTGTGAATCAAACCTTCTTTGAGTAACTTTAAAACCTCGATCACTTGGTCATCTTCTAGCATCCCTTTAGCTTTCTTCACCTTGTCCCTGATTTCAGGAGTTCTCATGGCCTTTTTAGTTCCTTCAGACTGGTTCTTTTTGTAATCAGGGTCTTTCAATAGGGTCTGCATAAGCTTAGAGTGATCTTCAGCTTGTTGAGGATTTTTCTTGTGTGCCGCTATAGACCCCTCCCTTTGTTTTTCTCTGAACTTGTCTGTTTTTAATGCCTCGTTCAAAGCCTTTCTTTGTTTTTCTGCATAAGCAGGGTCTTGCCACCTAGCCTTAAGAGACTCTGAATACCTGTTATCTTTTGTTTTGAAGTGTTTTCCAGGGTTCGTTGGTGTCATTACACTATTGTACGCAGGTTTTAAGTCCTGAATGTAGAGTTCTTCAAATTTTAAGATTTCACTCTCCTCACATATCACCATGCAGTCTATGACAAAACTGTCTTCTCCGTGAATATTGAAAGACCTTTGAAGATACTTGCTGTGATGAACTCCTCGTTTAAGATCACCTACATGTTTTGAGCACCTATTCCTAATATTAACTGAGCCTCCTATGTAAATTTCACTTGTAACTACGTTGGTAATCCTGTAAACTCCAGATTCTTTCGGTAAATGCTTGTATTCCAAGATAGCTGTTCCTCTTATTTCAGGTTAATCCATCATTATAACAAACTAACCTGAAAATTGCAAGATTTAAGTCCAAATGCCCATTCTAACTCGCAATATTCCGTTATTATCAAACACAGAGATTAGCTGATTAGTAATTTGCACGCGACCTTGGTTAGCGACGGCACCGTTTATTTCAAAAACCCCATTCTTGCCCAGTCTCCACCCTGACGTATTTGCTACATAGTTTGTGGATTGAACAGTGTCTGAAATCTTAAGAAAATCTACCGACCCATTTTGAATCATCGCTGACGCCAGATATGTGACGCCGCCTGAAACGGTGAAAGGACTCGTAATAGCGCCCGATGGTTGGTTATTAAGTAGGGAAAATTGGTCTGCCCTGATAATGAAGTTGCTCTGGAGTTGACCAGCTTCATTGGAAATACCAAGTCCTACACCCGCCATAACATACTGATTATTACTATTCAGTTGGAGCTTAACACTCCACATTGCATTCAACCCTGTTTGCAAATTACTACTTGTAGTGAGTGCTTCTTGTGCTGTAGAAGTTGCTCCGTTAGCAGTAGCTTGTGCAGTAGTCACTTGGCTAGCCAAAGCACTATCAGCATCGGCTCGTGCTGTACTTTCCGTCTGGATTGCAGCAGCATTCTGAGCAATACGTGCATCATCTGTAGCAACCCAAGCTGTACCACTCCAACGACTCAGTTTATTGTTATCTGAAGTGTTATACCAAAGATCACCCGCAACCAATTCTGTAGAAGGTGCTGTCCCTTGTCTGTAGGTTTTGTTTTTACCATTAGCTACAGCAGAAACGGTTGTAATTTGACTAGCAAGAGCGCTATCAGCCGACTCTCGTAGGTCTGTCTCCGTCTGAATTGCAGTGGTATTGATACTAATCTGTTCAATCTCACTTAACAGGGTTTGTCCTAGCTGGGTTTCAGTAATCTGCCCGGTTAAGTAATCAAGAATCTCTGTAGCTTGGTCAGAAGATTGTCCCACCACCCATGTTGTCCAAGGGCCAATATTGCCTGTCTTGTCAACAAGACGTGCTCTGTAGTAGAATCTTACACCAGCCCCCAAACCATTTTGACTATAAGTATTGAGTGGATATGCAAACGTACCTAGAAGTAGTTGATTACCATCTTCTGCTGGAGATGTGTTATACTGAATCTCCGTGTAGTTTGTATCCAAAGCTCCAGTTGGGAAGTTCCAACGAAGGTCAATACCAAACACTTTAGAAGTGGTGGTCAGGTTTTGTACAAGAGGAGGAGAACCGGCCTTGCCAACAACATCAGTCAATACAGAAGAGGCGAAGATAGAGCCAACATCAATGCTATTGTAAGCCCTTACTCTTGCAAGGTACTGACCAGAATAAACACCTTGAATATCGACACTTGTTGCACCAACTCTAGGTATAGTTACCCATTCACCATCGTCTTTTCTCCACTCCACCGAATAATATACTGCATTCTGAGGGGCTTCCCAACTAATCGTCATAGTTGTCACAGCTATTGTTTGTTCCACAGCAGTGTTGGCTGTGATTCGTACATTAGTAGGAGGAGCCTGTACAGACGGAGGAATTACAGTGATAGGGCGATCTTCCGCCCTCGCACCAGTGTCCACAAAGTCATACTTATTAGGGTCGTGGTAGACAGCTTGGATAGTAATAAGATGAGGCTCATCTTTAGTGATCTTAGTTACCCTAAACTGCTGAATAACCAAATCTTGCGCATCAAGAGACCATTGCGCTTGAGCTTCTGGTAGTTCACT